GATCTTAGTGGCTCTAAAGAAGGAAAAGTAGTCATTGTAAAACAGTAAAAGTACCAGTAGTTATTTCCTTAGATATTTCAGCAATATCGTTACTATCTAGCGGGAAATGTGAAGCTTGTATACTACTTATGCCGTTATTATCATATGTAATGCTTGTAACCTGATAATAATTAGTTTCTGTTCTATCATCACCTACACTATTTTTTCTTTGTAATTCTAGCTTTATAATATCAGTAGGTATTAAAGAAGTTGTTAGTAAAGGTGTACTAAAAGCTATATCATGTGTACTATGCTTACGTCTTGCTAGTTCATATTTTGCATACAAGATTGAATGATTTACATCAGTACAAAATTCAGATAAATCATATTGTTCAGTTGGAGAATCTAAAGCACTGCTACTAAATCTTACACTTACAGTTTTACGTCTTGCTACTTCAGTCGGTATACAATCTGTATAAATACAATTAACAACAATATCTCTTCTATCTTCTACATTTAAATATATTTTTCTAAATGTATTAGGCAATATATTAGCCTCTGTAAATGTAGCAACAGGTGTTAATGCTGTTGTATCAATTTGATTGCTACTATTTATAGGTAAAATCGGTGCAAATTGGTATTTACCTCCTACTGATAAAAAAGACAATAAATAAAATGGTGCAACACTTGAAATAAACTCAATAATATTAACAGCTTTTGAAATAATGCCATTAAAAAACATACTATTATTAGTACAAAAACTAGATAAATTTTGTAAGTTAGAAAGTTCTACAGGTGCTACTATTGCTGCTGTATTATTACCATCAATTTTTTTATATATTTTAAACAAATACATTGCTAAATCTATAAATTGATTACTTGCGCCTACTGTATAACTAGAACCTGTTAAACCTGCACTAAATAAATCAACTTTTACACCTTGTTCATAAAAAATATAAAGTTGTTTTGTTGAGCTTGGGAAAGTACCTGATGAAGGCTGTTCATATAAGTTACCAGTTGTCGCTAAAAATGTAATATCAGCAAAACTACTATTATCGTTAGATGTATTTTGTATAGTAGCACTTGTGCCAATTATAGTTTCTTGTTGTACACCTTCTAAAGTACCTGTACTTGCTGGATTACTAAGGTTTGTTTGTGTATCAAGTGAAACAAAAGTATGTTTAAAAATAAATTTTGTTCTTCCGTTACTTACTCCTTGTAATGAAGTTAATGTTGAACCTGTAACAGGTGCTATTAATGTTGTACCTATACCAAGAGTCTGCGCTGCACTTTCTATAGTACCAACTGTCTTTCCACCAATTAAATTAAAACTAGAATCATATCTAGCATTAAAACGAAATTGCATATTACCAAACCCTAAATAAGATTGGTAGGCTGTTGTGACATTTGCACCTGTTTCAGCATCAAAAACTTGCAATGACATAACAAAAGTTGTATTTGAAGTATCGCCTGACCCTCTAGTGAGTGTTCTCCTATCAAAAAATTCTACGGCTCGATCTGGTGATCTTGACAAGCTTGAGCCTGATGTTTTTAGTATTTCTGATAAATAAGAATAAATATTATTACCACAATATAAACCAGTACCACTAATAGGACATGAATTAGGCGTGGTTGCTAATGTCGCTGCTGTACTATACAAATGATTTACTGTTATAGATTGATCCTCTAAAAAAATTAGTTTTTTCAAACCAGCGTATGCTTTAGCTTTGTCAGGTGAGCTAGAAATATCACCTTGAGATATAACATAAATTAATTTCTGATTAAAAAAATCTGTACCTGCTTTTATTAAGCTTGGTTGCATCCATACACCACCAATATTATTAGTCCTTTTTCCAAAGATTATAGGTACAGTTTCAGCAGTATTTGCTATTTTTTGTGCAACATCTAAATTACTGTTTGGGTGTTTAAAATTTTCTAAGCTTTCATCTAGTATTTGTATATTTTGTGATACTTTTGCTTTTCGTTGCCTTCTACCTTTAAATGCTCCACCTTTATAAATAGTTCCTATTGGCATCCTTTTGAAGGTTTGCAAATCTTGATGACCTCCTATATATCTATTAGTACCTTTTACAAAACCTGTAGTAGGATCAATAATTTCATCAATACGACTTGTTCTATTTACTGCCATAATACAAAATTATTCGTTTTCAATATTTTTAATATAACTTAAAAGCTCTACTGGTACTAATATTGTTGAACTAATAATAGTTTTAACTTTTTTTGTGCCTGTCAATATAGTCCCTTCTGATGTTTTATAAACTTTTTTATTATCAATTACAAAACCTTTTACATTAGTAACTTCTGTACCATCTTCTAATATTGCATTAATATCCATCGCAAAAAACATAACACTCATGTTGCTATAAACCTCCCTAATAAGTCACTACTTATACGCCTGGTTGGAACTTGCGCTTTTTGTTTTGAAATAGCAGGTGTTACAGACCATGTAACGGTAGTATCAAAAATGTTTGCATTATCTATTGTACCGTTATATCTACAGACTAAACTAGCAGAATTACTAAATTGATTTTGACCTATTGATTGTAAATAAAGGGATGCAATTACTAAACTATCACCTGTCAATGCTGTATCGGTTAAATCTACAATATTAGCAGTGGCAGCAATATTAACAGTTAATGTATTTATATCACTTGCTTCAGTAGAAGCAAAACCAATAGCATCAAAAGCAAGATATGAAAATTCTATATTTTGATCAATAGCTGAATCTGCTGTAAGGTTTTGTTTTAGTTGATAAAAATTTTGATAAGCTAATGTAGGAGATCTTTTACCATTACTATCTAAAACATTAGATTTATCTGGATAATATTCAAGAAAAGTTAAAATATCAAAATCTGCCATTATGGTAAATAATATGTAACTCCACCAGCTTGTAAATAATTCATAGTTTGCGTTGTTGCACTTTGTACAGCGTTTTGTAATTGATTAGTTGTTACATAATTAGTATTATCCATTTGTACAACATTACCAGTTTGTATATTTATATTTGGTGGCTTTGGTTTACCTGTACCTACATTTGTAATTGAATAACCGCCGCTAGGTAATTGTGTGGTTACTAAAGGGTTGCTGCTTGGGATCGATTGTTTTGAGTAATCTATACCATATTTAGCTCCTATGTTCTCAATACTCATATCTTGCCCTGGAAATGCATAATCATCTGATTTAGGTAATGAACTACTTGAACTACTTGTACTGCTAGAAGATGTAGATGTAGATGTAAATGGTTTTGTACTTGTTAATACAGTAGATGTAGATCGTGGCGTATTTGATAATACATTAGATGTAGGCCGTGTTGTACTTGATGATACAGTAGTTTTTGGTGTATCTATTTTTGATCCTTTTACTCTACCTAGCAAACTTAAAATCTTTTCAATAAATTTTATAAAACCTCTTAGAGGTGCGGTTGCAAATTTTATTGCCTCTTGCACAATATTAGGCAACCTGTTAAATGCATTTCTTGCTAAATCCATAGCATTATTAAATATATTTCCAATAAAATTAGTTAAAGGTGAGAAAAAGTTTTGTATAAATTCACCAACTTTTTTAAATGCATAACCTATTTGATCTCTAAATTTAAATATAAGAACACCTAAACCTATAATTGCTGCTGGTATTGCTGCGCCAGCTAAAAAAGGAGCAAAGAAACCTACAGCCGCACCTATAGCAGCACCTACAGCACTAAAACCTGTAGCTATAAGACCTAAAGCAGGTGCAATAATCACTAAGCCAGCACCTAATGCTGTAACACCTGCAATTACTGTTTGTACTGGCGCTGGTAAATTTGAAAATTTTTCTAAAATACTTGTTAAAAATTTAACAAAAGGTGTAAATGCAGGTAATAATTTAGTACCAATAACAGTGCTTAAATTTTCCATTGATTTGTTATATAACCTAAATGAATCAGGTGGTGGTACATCCATATCTTTTAATTTTTGCATAGCTTGTATAATAACCTCAGTTGTTAATTCACCGTCACTACTTAATTGTTTTAGCTCGCCAATTTGTACACCCATAACATCAGCTACGGCTTGACCAATAGCAGGTAGTCTTTCCATAATTGATCTAAATTCATCACCTTGTAATACACCACTTCCTAATGCTTGACCTAGTTGCAATTGTACACCTGCTAAATCAGCTGAGGATAAATTATATCTTAATGCAGCGTTATTTAAACCTAAATATGTATCTTTTATTTGATCTAAACTAATACCCATAGGTCTTAATCTTGCAAAAAGATCTGACACCCCTTTAGTAGCCGTATGTTGTCCTATTCCAAACCTTTCAGCAGCCTTGTCAACAAAATTCAAAACTTGTTGATGCTCTCCATATTCCTCGGTAAGTACTTTTAAAGTTTTTTGTGTTCTTTGCATATCAATACCAGCTTTAACAAAACCAGTTACAGCAGCGGTAGCACCAATAGAACCCAATACACCCATCAAACTGTTACCAGCAGATTTAAGTTTATTAAAAGCTATTGCAGTTTTGTTAGATGATTCTTTTACTTTCCCTAAACCTTTATTTAAACCGTTTAACGAGTCTTGTCCTGTAACTCTTGCTTTAATTGTATATGTGGTTGCTAAATCCATTATTTATTTTTATCGTTTACAGTTTCTACTATTTTAGCCTCTAATACCTGTAAGTCAGCAAGTATTTCTAAAGGTTTTTTTATTTGTTTTTTATTTAATTTAAAAATCCACTCTAAAGCTTTGTAATCAAATCCAATCAAAACGCCTTGATCTATACGCCATTGTGTTTGTACTTGTACAAATATTGTCATAGCTAACCAATTTGACGGTAATACTTCGTATGTTTCTTCTTGTTTATCTTTTTCTTCTATGGGCTGATCAAATAGTACAGCGTCATCTTTAGCAGTTTCATCTATTACACGATTACCGCACCAAAATAATGCAGCCCCTTCTAGTTTTTTGCTTTTTGTTTTGTAAGTTCTGCAAAATAAATTTCAACTAAAGTATTTGCAAGCAATGGATATTCTAAGATAAGTTTTTTTGTGGCTTTTGAGTATGGTATTTCTTTTTCACCATCTGTTATACCATCCCAACCAACTAATATTTCATCTGCTATAAGTACATCACTAATATTTTCACCATCGGTTATGCCTTGATCTAATTCTTTTTGTTTTTTATCTGCTTGTTCTCTTATTTCATTAATTCTAGATTGTGGAATAATTTTAAAAGTTGCATCAAATGTTTCTTCTTTTTGTATCCCACCATCTGAAGGTGTATAAAACTTAATAGGCTGTGTAAAGGTTGCTTCTTTTTTTAAAATAAACATAAAAAATATATAATCTCTTCTAGGGTAAACCCTTTTCTATAACTATGCAACTAAGTAAAAGCTAATGAAAATTCATCTGACCCTGCATCTGTTGGTGTTGCGTAGAAAGGTAAATTTAACATAGTAATACCATCTGTTTCTTCATATGTAGGCTGTCCTAAATCAGTTTGTGGACAAGATACAGTAACAATATTACCAGCACCGCCAGAATGTACCCATGTATTAGTACCAGTAGAAGTGCCTGTAGCAGTTGTAAAGAAGTTTTTATCAGATAGTGCAACAGCTTCTACAACCATAGTTCCAGATGGCCTACGATCTGTAATAAGTGCTTCTTTTGTACCGCCTACTAATTCCCTATAGATAACTTCGTTAGCAAAATCTAATTCCCATGATTGTAAAGCTGCTGCAAAACCAAATACAGAAAAACTAGATGTATTGCCGTTTTTAAATAAAACAGGATCAGGTTGTAGTGACTTTGTAACAGTAGGTAAAGCAGTATCAGTTGGAGTATTGAATATGCCCTGCATTTCAAAATTTATACGTGGTATTTCATTAACTGCACAACTAATAGAAAATGTACCTCTAGCTCCTGTTACTTTATGTCTAACACCATCATAGTTAACATATAGAGTTACACTATCCTGAGAGGCTAAAGTAGAAGGTGTATATGTAACAGATGTAGAGGATACTGTATTAGCTGATAAACCACACGCCTTTAATATTGGATCGTATTTAGGGGCTGTACCAGCAGCACCACTACCTACCATATAAACACCAAAACTTACATTAACTCTTGTATTAGCTAATAAAACAGGATAATTACCCGCATATGGTCTAATAGTTTCCTGTTCTACTTCATCACTTGCTACTGGTTCTATTTCTAAATCAACAACTTCTACATAGTTAGCAGAACCTGTAGCAGTAGGGTCACTAGCGTAGCTACTCTCGATTTTTGCGAGCAATGATCTTTTACGGTGAAGCTTTGGCATTGTCCTGATTACTTAATAGACACTATGTACATATCATAAACCTTTATAAGAATAATGTAACTATCATTGAGTTAAATCATCAACATTTGTTCTATAAATGATGTTGTAGTTACAGCCAACTATTACTGCCCCTTGATCCGCATCTATAAAATCAAAAGAAGTATCTGATGGCTGTATGTCAATAGCATTTCCATTTAAGGTTAAATCTGCCATTAGTTTTGAGTGAAGGCTTTCTACTACTGGATCTGCTGTTTGGTGAGGTGTCGCACTGCTTACCACTACACTTATAGTTACAGATAATGTATGGTGTAAAGTAGGCAAAGATGTGTTTTGTTCTGCTGTATCACTTTGTGGCTCTATTATTAAGCTAGGTGTCTCAGTTCTTGTAAATGCTGTTTGTCTACTTCTAAATATACGATCAGAAACACCTGTAGTGCCTGCTAATACTGTTGCTATTCTTGCTAATATTGTTTCTCTTTTAGTAGTCATTAGTTTTTAGATAAACTTAATCTACAAAATACACCATCATTTTCTTTTCTTACATCTCTAACTGTAAATGCAGTACCATCAACAGTAATAGTATCGCTAGAAACTAAAGAACCAAAATCAGATGTTTTTGCTGTTAACTCATACTCTGTACTTATAATCATATCCCCTGCCAATATTTGATCAGGTTGCTCTAATATACCTTTCGCAGTAGTACTACCAGATATACAGGTAAGACCAAAATCATTTAAATATACATTTTGTGTTGTTGCATCTTCAGTAAATGCCATTTACTTTTTTGTTGCTACTTTTTTTGGTTTTGTTGTTTCTTTATATTCTTCTGCTTTACCAATACTAATAAGAAAGCTTGCATCAACAGTAGATACATCATAAGTTTTGCCAGCCTCTAGACCAACACCACTTGCACAAACGTTTTTTAAACACTTAATTTTCATAA